CCATATACAGTAACAATGCCTATTGCTTTTGACTTCGAGGACAGTTCTCTATATTCAACGATAGGTAAAGCCGCGAATACAGAAATATGTAAGGCGTTTTTAAGCGAAGTACAAAGACTTGGATATTATTCAATGCTTTATACATATACAAACTTTGCCAATACGTTGCTTGATATGTCACAATTAAGTGCTTATGACATGTGGCTTGCTGACTATACAGGAAGTCCTGGATATTCTGGCTCTTATAGTATATGGCAATATAGCTCAAAAGGCTCTGTGGCTGGAATTAGCGGAAATTGTGACGTAAACTATGAATACAAAGACCACCCAGCTATTATAAGAGCAGCTGGACTTAACGGATTGGGGGAACCAACTGTGGAGAAACTTACAAATACACTTCTTAGGGTATCAATGGTAGGAGAAAAGAATCCTAATCAATACTTCAACAGCAAAGACACAAATGATATTGTTGGGTATCTTGACATTGGTGACTATGAAGCAATTGAGAAAAATAGTGCTTTAGAGAATGGATTCTGGTGGGTTAAATTTAAACATACAGACGGTAAAGAATATTGGGCTGTATATGACAACCATGACGGCGGAGCAATCAGTGACGGTAGAGCAGTGCTTGTAGCTGGTTCTATTAAACCCGACCCTGAACCCGAACCAGAGCCTACGCCTCCTGCCAGTGAACTTGTAAAACAAATCGAGGAATTGATGAAACAACTCGAAGATTTGATGAAGCAAGTTGATGATGCTTTGGCGAAAGCGAATGCTCTCGAAGAAGAAAACAAAAGACTTGTAGCTGAAAACGAACAGCTTAAAGCCAAAATTGAGTCGGCTAAGGCCGCTCTAGCATAAAAAATTAAAGGCTAACCCGTATGGGTTAGCCTTTTTTACACGCCTATTTTATAATTATTATTCTACCGATTCTACACTTTCTTCTGGAATAACTAGAGTATCTCTTTTAACAAATGAAACCTTGTACGGCAAGACAGCAATTGTCTTTTTATGTACGGTTTTTATTGTTTTTTCTCCGCTCTTTTCAACACTACATGTGTCAAAATCGCCATCTTCTGTATACAAAATACAGTTACCAATCTCAAACTTTAAGTCATAATACCAAAAATCTTCTTCATAGTTTTCTGGCTTAATTGCCTCTGGTAAATCCATATTCTTCCACAATGCTTCAAGCACACTTGTTGTGATAAAATCATCACAATCTTCATCATTATATATTACAGCGCATCGTGTGGCATTAAACTCAATATCATTGTTAAAATATACTTCAAGCGAGCGTTCGTATTTATTGTCATTTGATATTTGTCTGCCAATAAAAGGAAGCTCAAAATGAATAGTATTTTCAAGTGTATTTAGTGTGTTTTTATTTTCATAGGCAATATCGAAATCCTTAATATAAAAAGAATCATCTTTCATATTATCTAGATTTCCATATATTTCCTTTACAAACTTAATTGAACGCATATTTTACTCCTCGGCTTTATAATACAGCCCACAATGACAATACCCAGTAGTATTTTGATTTACAAATTCCTCGCACATGCATTTATTTTCTTTTAGTTTTCCAAGCTTACATGGGCAATATCCGTCTTTTTTCTTCAAAGCTTCTCTTATTTTTGATTCATGTTCTTTATCATCGGTTACAAATATTTTAAGCATTATATAAATCCTTAACTTATTTTTTCAGCATATTGGTTCAGTGAAGCAAGAGTTACACCGAGAATATTATCAAATCGTTTTTCGCTATTTGGTATATATCTGCCAAACTTTATTATGATATTATTGAATTCCTTTAGCCTATCAATACACGCAGAAATTTCTTCTTTATTAAATCCTGTATATATTACGATATCGTCGTTGTGCTCTTTTCTAAAGTCACATATAAAAGAATACAATTCAGCAAACTGTTCAAATGGTTCTAATCCGCCAAATACAACCGATGAATGAAAAATACTTTTATCATAAACGCTAATCATTTCTTCATTTGAAATGTCCACCACTGGCATATTAGCCAGTGGTGAATTTTGACAAACAGATATTTCCATTCCGTTTTCTAAGCAACATTTCCAATTACAGAAACAAGTTGATACAAACATTGACGGTTTTTTATAGTTTACAAAATCATCTGAAACTATATTTTTAACTCTCATTACAGCTCACTCATTCTATCAATACTGAACCAATCGCGCATTCTAAACTCGGCTTTTCTTTCTTTGCTATATGTTTTTTCGGGAGTTAGGAATCCAACGATACGCTGATATGTCGTAACCTTTTCTCCGCCGCAAATTGGGCATACATCACCATAGAACCCATGATTATGTTCGCATGCGCTTATTTTTGTACAAAAAGCGAAGTATACAACGCCAGCATCTGCTATTCTATTCAACAAATCCCACGCAGTATCAAAATCTTCCATTGGACCATCAAGATTTATATGAGCAATACTTCCACCTGAACATGCTTTATCCATTATGGCACTAAGCTTAACTTTTTCGCTTATTGTGGTTTTAATTCCAAGAGGAATCCATTGATTGCCATACAACGGAAGTTCATATTTTTCATTCGGAAAGAAAACTTTATCTTTTTCCATAAGGACAGCAGCCGCTCGTTCTGCTGGAACTTGCTCAATGTTTATTGAATAATCTACGCTGCTTTGGAACTCATTCTTTACATCAGTAATTGTTTTTAGAATCTGTTTTGCAAACTCAATTCCTTCGTCGGTATAATATACATATCCAAACTTGTCTGTTTTTGTCATGCCGTAATGGACAAGAACCTCATATATTCCGAGAATACCAATTGTATTGTATTGTGACTTCATGTTTACAATTCCATGAGTATAGTTCGGAAGAAGCCCTTTTTCAGCATTTCTTTGTATAATATGTCTTACAGTATCAAGGGTTTTACAACAAAGATTTACTTCTTTTGTAAGATTTTCTATATAATTATCAGTATTTTTGCTTTCATATGCTATTCTAGCTAGATTTATTGTATTAACCTTTACTGAGCCAACCTCTAAGGCGGTCCCACCAAGACTGTTAAAGTATCCAAGGTTTTTTATGTCAGAGACGAGGCGGCAGTTGTGTGTAATTACACCATTTGGCAGAGTGAAATATGGTTCGTCTTTATTTTCCATTTCAAAGCAATACACATACTCGTCATCTGATTCATACGGCTCAATGCTTTTGATTTTAAAGTAAATAGAGTTGTTGCTCCATTTATAAATATCTTTTTGATGTCTCTTATACGTTTCGTACCATCTAATACAATATACTGGATAGTTTCTATTAAAAGTCTGACCGCGTATAACAACAATACTTTCTCCGGTTCTATCTGAAACATTTATAACAGTTGATTTTCCAAGAGAAGTGAACAAGGCTTCAAGATTGTCAATAAGTGTTTTTGACGTTGTGTAAATTCTGTTTGAATTACCGCCATCAGTCAAATAAAGTCCGTCCACAATACCTTTTCTAAAACTAACCGATTGCAACAGACAATCCATATTCAAAGACTTTTCAAAAGAATATTTCCCAGAAACAAATCTACGAATAAATTCATATACAGAATTATCTCTTATAGTCACTGGATAAACATTATTATATTCTCTACCAAGTCTTATTGTAATTCCGTCCCCGCATGCCGCTTTTAGGATATCAAGAGACGACTCGTACTTCTCTTTATTAAGAGACAGATTCACGGTTTTTGTAACGTCCGTTTCTTCTCCAGACATACTACCGTCACCAAGGTACATTCCAATAAGATAGCCCTGCTCATATGTGAGTTCATCATCGACTTCGTTTACAGGATTTAATTCTTTTGTACTGAACATAATATAATCTTCAGTAGTAAGTTTTTCCGTAGTCTTTAATCCGTCGAGTGTCGGAGTAAGATGGTTGTCAGTAATAATAAGCTCTTTATTGTTTGCTGTTACGACTTTATACATATCCCTAGCAGGCAGCTTTATTGTTTTACCGCCAACCCAATTTCCATTATGAAATACTCTAAAGTTTCTTTTTGTTTCTCTGTACGGTGATTCATACAATTCTTTGAAAGTAGAATACAATACTCCGTCGCTAGATTTTGTAAGAACCTTTTGTGAACCACTAAAGCAGCAGTTACTCAAGCTTGTAACATCTTCGCTAATAAAAAAGTTACTGTCAGCCCATTTCATATTATGTCTGCAACACCACTTAGCAAAATCTTCGTCAACGAAAGAGCCATTTTTTCTTAACAAGCAATATGATAATACTGGGAATGTCATCATATTTTTAGAGCGTATGTCGCTTACAACTCTCATAAACGCTTTCTGATACTCAATAAACTCGTCTGTATACATTACCATAGGAGTACCATCTGGAAACTCTTTTCCGCCAAAAATGGCTTCATAATATGGTTTGTCAAATATAGAGAAGTTAGTAAATGCGCTTTGGTTCACTCTAAGATATGGTTGGTTGAGCTTATATATAATACGCTGAAACTCTTGGTCGCGATAATATTCTGGATTATTAATAAGAAAGTTTGTTTCACAGTCTTTTTTCCAGAAGTAAAATGAATATACAAGAAAACTCGGTAATCCACAAGCGCCGCTACTTCTATTAGAAGTCCAACTTACAAACTCTCCAACAAAATCAGTATATGTTGTGAGATGTTTAGGAGGTTGAGCATTGAAATTATCAATAAAGAATAGTCCTTTATTTACAAGAGCCTCTAAATCATAAGCGTAACAATATGGAATAAATGTTGCACTTGAGGCATCGTGTAGGTAATAACGCCCAACCCATTCGCCCTCAAGCCATTCCATTGCTGTTTCGTGGCCGTACTTTTTTGTCAGTTCATAATATATCTTGTTGAATGACAAAAGTTTAAGGTGAGGCTTGCTCATTTCAGTCGTAAGCGAGCAAACATCCTTTGTCCCAACGTTTGCATTCCCGTCAATACTAGCGTCGGCAACTGTATTTTTGTCAACGAAGTTGTCAATGAATGAATTGTAACTCATTTGTAAATCTGACAATCCATTTAGAGAAGCTATTTCTTCCCCATACTTACTACGCAGTTCATTTAGAGCCGCAACAAACCCCTTATTAAGCTTAATTGAAAAATCCAAGAAACCATCCCTCTCTCAATTGTTCTTTATCCAATAAATGCCGTCAGAAAAATCCATGATTTTACCATCAACAGAAATCATAGGCATACTAGAAAACCCCATTTTAATCATTTCATCTTCGTTATCAAATATATCATATGAGATGTTTTTCATATCCAACATCTTCTTCATCATTTCACACTTTGGACAATGATTCGAGTATAATATAATTCTCATATCTTCTCCATTATTCATTTGTTTCATTTCCGTGAACAACAACACCATTCACGGTATATGATTCAGATTTTTCAACACAAAGATTATACATAACTTCAACAACATCATTTGAAGCGCTCACACTAACAAGCTCTTTATATCCATCTACATCATCTTCTCGTCTATTAGCAAGCAGTACATGATGGTTAAACGTTATGTATTGCGCTTCTACCCATCCAGCTTCATATGTTAAGAATTTGTGATTAGGAGTACATACGATAGCTTCTTCTACGTCTTTTAACGTTATAGTAAGTACATTTCCATTATGTATATGATTATCTACTTTATAGACTCTATTATATGTTAAATCGTGTGATAATACCATATCACCGACTTTAATATCCTCAATATTACTTATTCCACGGTTAGTTATTACCTTGTGTCCAGCCATGAAACAATCGGAATTATTATTGCTCAACGTTTCTCCGCCTTTACTGTTTGTCTACCCATGCCAGAGCGGCATGATAGTTATATAGTGTACCATTTACATTAAGCACATAAGAACTATCAGCCGCTGGCGCTTCAACATGCTCTATATTCTTAACGGTTAGAAATGCTTTTATATCTTTATAATATAAAGAGCCATCGTTATACAGAATCACCATCGGTACTACCAAAACCGCCATTTCTAGTCCCGCTAACATTATCTTCTTCGGTAGTATAAAACTTTGTAAATATACCTTGACAGAATCCTTTTCCAGCCGGAATAGTAACAGGAAGTCCCTTTCTATTGTCGTTTATAATTGAAATCCAAATATGTCCACCGTCGTCAGAGTTATAAAAATCAGCGTCAATTATTGCACATGTATTATTTAGCTGAACGCGACTCTTGATACCCAATCCACTTCTCGGAAAAATAAGAAGAACCATATCGTCTGGCATATAGCATCGAATGCCAGTAGGAATTGAGAGTTCAGAACCAGCTTCTAGTCCAATAGTGCTAGGAATAAAAAAATCATATCCAGCCGAACCGCTTGTGGCTCTTTGAGGAAGTTTAATATTGTCGTAAATTTCTTTTACAGTTTTATCGTCCAATTCACGATACAGCCCAGAGTTCTTAAACACTTCATATCTAACTTTTTCAAATTTAGGATACATTCAAATCTCCTTAAATATCACCTATAAATAATCTATCTACATTTCCGCAATCACTACAAGTCACGACAACACAGTTTTCATCAGCGTCGTATTCAAGCTCGTACTTGTCTGAATCGCACATTTTACAATAAATTTCAAAATCAAACGTTTCATTCTCGAAAGTCAACATTTTCACCACCTTTGAGGGAAAGTAATCATATTATACCACAAAATTGTTTATTTGTCAATACCATAATTGTGAAAGATTTGTAAACAAATTGTGAACAACTATACATATTTTTCATATTCTCAGCCTTGAAGAAGTAATTTATTGCTATGTTTGTATTATAACATATCTTGCTGTAAAAGTCAATACCTTAATTGTAAATAAATTATTAACAAATTACTGCAATATTATTATAAGCTTATAGATTTATACGCTTGTATTACAAGCTAGTCTATAATATAGGCTTATATACTAGCTTATATTTCTATACGCTTATCTACACGTTTATAAAACTATACGCTTGTAATATAATATATATTATATAAACAAAAAAACTAAATATTATATTAAAACGGTAGTTACTACTTTGAGCGTATAGAAAAGCTTATAGTATGACAAGCTTATATACAAGCTTATAGATTTATACGCTTATAATACTAACTTATAAATCTATAAGCGTATATTACTAGCTTGTAGTATTA